ATGTTTACAAATAAGAAATTAATTCGATTTGGTTTATCGTTATTTGTATTTTTAGGGATAATTAATTTTACAATCAGCTATTTCCAAACATATCTTGAAACAGCAGCAGATATTAAATGGATAATTCCAGAAATTTGGAAAACCATTTTGCTAGATGTTCCTCAAGGGATACTTGTTCTTTTAGGCGCAATTGCTTTATATGATTTCACAAAAGAGGCATCACAAAAAGACGCATCAATCTAAGTGTGTCTTTTTTCTATTAGGAATTTCATAGAGAGTTTTACTGGAGAAATAGAATGAAAAGCCCTAATTAGGGCTTTTTTTGTTGGAATTTCTTATCCGTCATAGAAACCGGTCACTTGGAGGTGTTATAGCGAAAGCCATTTACAGTACAGAAAAATCTAAGCAGCAGACGGAAATATATAGGATATGGCATCATAATTATTGAGAAATTAATTGAACTTAGTAAGTATGAAGATATGACGCTAGAATTCATATTTTTTAATTTTTATTTATCCCGCTATTTGCCGGGCAGTAAGCCCCCCCCTCAAAATTCAGCGGAAGCAAAGAAGTTAGGTAGGGGATGAACAAAACCCCACTGATTAAAGTTTCACTTTATAAAAATGAGCCCATAGTAAAAATAGGTATATGAACAAGGTGCATCATCTAGTGATAAGTCATACTTTGTTGGTGTACGTATTGAACTTAGTTTATAGCGCTATTTCTACTTAGATGTAACGAACAGGAATATAGGGAAGTATCGATGAGGTTGTATTTTATAAACGGAGGTTATGAAAATGAATCAGTTTCAACAAGAACTACAAGCGTTAAGCCTTAATGATTACCGGTCTGGAAATATTGTCTATTGGGACCAGCAAAACCAATATCCATATTACTATATTGAAGATGCTGCTCGTCGCTGTGGCGGTTGTGGTCGTTGTGGCGGTTGTGGTGGAGGTCGTTGTGGTGGCTTCCGTTGTGGTGGCTTCCGTTGTATTGGTTGCTTCGGTTGTTTTGGTTGCGGAGGCTGTGGCGGTTGTGGCGGCTGTGGTGGTTGCTCTAACTGTTTTGATGGTTTTACTGATACTACCGGTACTATTGTAACGTATGAATATTGATAACATCTATCTTGCTAGTTGCGGGCAGTAACATCCCCAAAAAAATTCAGCGAGAGCAAAGAGAAGTTAGGTGGCGGACTGCCCATAAAAGCCCGATTGGTGAGAGCTGATTAAAGTTTCACTTTAGCAATTAAAAAACATTAGTTTATATGTACGTGCCGACAAAGAATATAGCCATTATTAATGGATATATTCAATCATTCAAGTGAAAAAGTAACAATAAGATATATAGATGTAATCAAGATGTGATGGATAAAGCAATGACTAGATTTAAAATCTAATCATTGTTTTTTTCTTATGGTTTTATCATTAAATATCTGTCTAGTTTGGGCATTGCTTCCTTCTAGCTAATGATTTTATTACAACCGTGTAAGGTTAATGTAATGTTAATCGATAGTAAAATAAGTTGCTTAAGTGTATTTTAAATAAGATTAAAAAGTACTGTTTATCTACAAAATAATAGGGTAAATACTATGTAATTAGGAAGTGTATGAATATGGTTGAACTAAAATCTATTTTCCATTCGTATAAACTAAAGAGAAAAATAGCTAAAGATTTATACGGAAAAAGAGATGAATTATCACTGTTATTAAATGAATTTAATAATATGAAATGTACAGTAACATCTGAAAAGAAGAAAAATAATATATTATCTCGTTTGCAACTAATTTATCAAAATATGAAATCGGATAAGCAGTACCCTCTAGCAGTTGCTTTTGATAGTAAATTATTGGAGCGATTAGAAAAAGAATCTCTACATACTATTGAGGAGGGTGTAACATGTCTACATTTAATGTTAGATATGAATTATGAGAAGATAAAACAATATGGTTCGGGTACAAGTAGGTCATTCGTTCCATTATCGCAGTCTTCTATTTGTCTTGCTGATTGTATTTGTTTAACAGGAGTTGTAGTAGGTTTACTAGGAGCAATTTCATTTGGGGGATTACTGTTATCTATATGTTCAATTACATAAAGGTTGATATTTGTAAAAAGGGCACCGAATTAAGGTGTTCTTTTTTGGTTTTTTTGTAAAGTTATTGTAAATGATAAGTACAATGCATTAGGTGTAATGTATAATTCTAATGTATTGAAATACAAATATTATAGAGGTGTTATACATGATAATTACTTTGAATTTTTAAAAGAGTCGGTTTGATAATAGTTTATGTAGATAAACAGTTTTTACGTTTCTTTTAAATACTTGGTTTAAATGGATTAGATTAAGTAACTATTGTTCTAGCTTTTTGATAATCAAGACAACTGAAGAAAGGAAGGAATCATTTTATGAAAAAATTAAGGCTGCTAACATTTGAAAATATAGTAGAACCCCTTTTAAATGAAAAGGTATCATTTATATACTTTCCTATTGAATGGCTGGACATCGTAGAGATACATTATAAGACATTTTTATTAACGAGTAAGTTGAAACGTTTGAATGAAAGATTGTATGATATGTTTTCGGATATATTGTTTATTCAGCATAACCCGTACGTATTAAATGAAAATACACCATGGATTGTATCGAAAGAACCTATTAGACAAGAGCAGCTCGATTATATTTTTCAAAGTTGGTATGAGATTATTCATGATTGGAAACCAAATAGATTAGTAGAACCACCAAAATATGAATGGCAATCCGATTTGATTTCTAATTTGCCAGTACTACATGATAATGAAACGTATTCTAAGTGGGTGCCCGCTTTAATCTCACATATTTTTTGTGAGCGTCCTATATATTTAGAAAATACAAATGAAGAAGAAATCTATTTTTCCCCTCTTAGATCACAAAATATTTGTGAGGCGATGTCTGGGCCGATAAAAGATGAAAAAACACAAGATTTTTTCTCCTATGTATATCGATTCGAATGCATAACCCGCGGTGGTGAGAACGCTCCATTATTAAATATTTCAATAGGAATTCGGAGATTTTATCAAGAATATAAGATGTTGGGTCAAACAAACCTTGATATAACAACGTTTGTTTGACTTATTTTTATAAAATGCAAACATTTTGCAAACATAAGTTATCCAAAGATACTTTTACCGAAGTTTTTAACAGCTTCTTCTTGCATATTCGGTAAAACATGAGAATAGACACTTAATGTCATTGAAATATCTGTATGACCTAATCGCTCACTGATGATTTTAGGATTAACTCCTTGTTTCAATAGTAGAGTTGCGTGTGTATGTCTTAAATCATGAAATTTAATTTCTTTTATACCTACTTTGTGTGTCATCCTAATGAAACTTTTTCTGAAATGTGCTCTTTTTATGATTCTTCCAAACTCATTACAATTTATTAAATCTTGATCTAGATAAGCAGAACCAAACCTTAATTTCTCTTTATTGATTAAAATTTTATGTTTTTTTAAGGCTGCTATTGTTTCATTAGGTACAGGAATTGTGCGTTTTGATGAATTTGTTTTTGCAGTTTTTTTGATTTTATTGTCATGACCAGATGTTTGATTTATTGTAACAGTATGTTTTTCAAAATCAATGTCCTGCCATCGTAAACCTAAAACTTCTCCCAGACGCATACCTGTAGTTATTGCAAGTAGATACCCAATGTGATATCGTGATTCTTGTGAATGAGCTAAAAACTTTTTTACTTCTTCCTCTGTCCAAGTCTGGATAGGGGTTTTTTCTTTTTTAGGTATCTCAGCAAAATCTGCTGGATTTCGAGACATAATATTTTGTTTTACGGCTAGGTTTAAAGCGCTCTTTAAAATTCTATGCATAAGCAGAATAGAATTGCTTGAAATCCCTTTATCTATCGCATTCTTATAGCATTTTTGAATGTGCATAACATTTAATTTATGAAGCGCGACCATTCCTATACTAGGTATAACATGTTGGTTGATAAATGCCCTATAGCCAGCAAAGGTACTCTTTTCTATGCTCATACTTTTAATTTCTAGCCAATGATTTAGATAACCTTTTAATGTAACTTTAGATGGCTCTATAAAAGTTCCTTCATTCAACTCTGTAATCTTTTTTGCTACATCGGCCTGTGCTTCTTTTTTTGTCTTATATCCAGAAAACCACTTCTGTCTTCTTTTTCCTGTCTCTGGATCAGGACCAATATCAATAACGATGCAATATTTATTTCCTCTTTTTCGAATATGTCCTTTCACTTAAACCACTCCTTCATTTGTTTTGAATCATGTTGTATAAGTCTAGTTGTAATTTTGTTACTATGAAAACTACAAAGTTGGACATATCAGCGATGGATTTATTTTAGCATATAAATTTGTAATGGGTGCTTGTTGTTAACTAATATATTTTTAAGAACAGGCACTCTGTCAAATTAATTTAAAATTTAACAGTATTTTAATAGGGGGATAATAGCATAAGAATTGTAAAACATTTCTTATATATATATAATAATAAACAGTAAAAGAGTATTAGTAAATTCTGATGGAGGGATATCATTTGGATAAAATTAGAATCAAAAATTTGCGGTCTTTACAAGATACAGGCGAGGTAGAGATAAAACCATTAACATTATTAGTGGGTAAAAACAGTTCTGGTAAAAGTACATTTCTAAGGTCTTTTCCTTTATTGAAACAAACCTTGGAAACTAGAACCAATGAGCCAATTTTATGGTATAGCAGTAGGTATGTAGACTTTGGTAGCTTTCATGAAAGTCTTAATTTTAATAATAAAGATGAAACAATAGGATTTCAATTTGACTTTAAAATTCCTCAAGTATATATGAAATATGGTATACCAAATAAATCACCATGGAGAGTATCTAGATATGGGAAAAGATTTATTAGGTTACCCAAAAAAGAATTTTCATTTAATATAGATATTGAGTGTGCAGAAAAGTATATAAAGAGCGTTTATTTAAAATTTGAAGATCATATTATAGATATAGAATTCAAGAATAAAGAAAAAATATCAAAATTAAAAATCAACAATATGGAATATATTGATGATTCGTGTATTCCGATATATTTAAGGGATTCGTCTAGTATATTACCAAACGTTGTTTTCATTGAGGAGGAACGGCATCAAAATTCCAGAAGAATTAAAGATGTCCATACTCCAGAAGAAATCTTTTCGGAAAATATATTTAAAATTTTCAAAAAAATGGCTTTCGGTAATACAAGTAATGATACTATAAGTGATGCAATAGAGAGTATTGCATTAGGGAGTTCTGAAGACATATTTAAGAGTTTAAATAATCTAGAATTGAAAGCTAAAAAGCTTACTGAGGGAATAAAGAAAATAAGAATGGAAGATGAAATATTCGACCAGATAAAGTGTAATTTAATAGGTATATATTTAAATGATATAATTTCATCGTGTAATAAATATTTTGAGTTGGATTTTTTATCAATAAATTACATTGCTCCTCTTAGAGCTAGTGCTGAAAGGTATTATAGGATTCAAGGTTTATCGGTAGATGAAATAGATCCACAAGGTACAAATATTCCGATGATGATACATAATATGACTAATAAAGAGAAGAAAAACTTTATTTCTTGGACAAAAGAAAATTTTAACTTTGAAATTATTACTACTTTAGAAGGTGGACATACTTCATTGAAATTAAAGTATAATAATGATTCAGAAGTGATAAATTTAGCAGATACAGGGTTCGGTTATTCTCAATTGCTTCCAATAATACTTGTGATGTGGCAAGCTATTAATAAAAATGAGAATAAAATAAATAGTAAAGAACCAAGAACTCTGAGAGGTCTTGTAGAGAAATTCGAAAAATCTATGCATACTATTGTTATTGAACAACCTGAATTACATTTACATCCTGCTTTACAAGCAAAGTTGATAGATACATTTGTACAGATAATTATGAAATCTCAAGAAATGGATATAAATATAAAATTTATTATTGAGACACATAGTGAAACGATGCTTAATAGAATAGGATATTTGATTGCTAAAAAGAAGTACGACTTTAATAGTGATTTAGTAAACATTGTTATTTTTAATAAAAAGGATACTTATCGGTCTAATGTAGATATTACTGGTTATGACGAAAGAGGCCGTTTGATTAGGTGGCCTATAGGATTCTTTAGTCCGGAGGACTTTTAATGCTTATAATAATCGATGATACCGTGGCTGAATATATTAGAAGTAATAAAGAGAAATTAAATTGGGATAGTATAGAGACTAAAGCCTTGAATAACATTGCTAAGGCATTGCAGGAAGGCTATCATATAATCTCAGCCTCTTCTTATGATGTATTGGAGACATTAGCTAAACTGGATTGCTTAGAGTGGAATGCACGTCGTACATACGAAACGTTATCTCAAAAATTCACATTCTATTTATCTTATGAAGATTTTTGTTGTAGCTATATTCTTGTTAAAAGTAATAGTTTTGATTTTTATAGGAATGATAAAGAGCCTAATAAGATTATTTACGAGGTACCATTAAGTAGATTTTCAAGTTTTGATTTACTATTCCCTACTAGGCTGCTTTCTGAAGATGCTAGTGATTGTGATTTCTATGAGAAGATTGCTGAAAAATATATATCAGAAAATAAAGATGAAATAAATGTGAAACTGAAATTTGATCAAATATCTGGCGGAGGTTCACAGTCTTACGTGAATTATGAGCGAGAGATTAATAAAGGGTCAAAAATATTAGCGATATGTGATAATGATAAGTCATATCTTGAGGATAAAGAAGGTGAAACTTTCAGACAGCTACAAAAAATATATGACAAAAATAAAAAAGAATCTATTATTGAATTTCATGGATTAAAAGTAAGGGAAAAAGAAAATTTGATACCACCTTCTATGTATAGGATGTGTTGCAATAATAGTGGAAATGATGTCTTGAATAAACTGGAAGAAATTGAAAGGTTAGATGAACATCAGTCAAAGCTAATGTTTATTGATATAAAAGAGGGGATAGAAGCAAAGGTCGCAAAAGACGAGAAGTTTAAAGAATATTATCGTGAATTATTTGAAGTTGTGGATTTAATTTCTTGTTCTTTAGAGGAAGTGGATGAAAAAGGTGATAAAGATATATTAATGATGGGGATAGGAAGAAAGTTTGATGCATTTATAAATGATGTTTTTGAAGGGGGCCTAGAAGAGGCTTTAGAGGGGAAGAAAAAGATTGCCCAAAAAGTAGGAATTCCAGTTGATGTGATAAAAAAAATGGAAGAAGATATTTTAAAAAAGCAAAATTTAATTAACAATTTACCTGATTATCTAAAAGATGAGTGGAGAGAGTTGTGCCACAAATTAATATCGTGGGGATGTTGTGAATATCCTCCCGCTTAATTATAGAGATTTAATAATTCACTTGTGTGTTGTTTCATACAAATAAGTTTATTTCTCCATAGCGGGTAACAAAAAAGAGCCTATTTGCTCTTTTTTGTTATCGAAAAATAAATTGAAAATATTACCATAAAAAGAATTGATATCTATTAATGATATATTTTCTTATATTAAACACTCTTTCATTTGTTTTTTCTGAATTTGTAAAAGACGTTTCTTGCATAATTCAGGGCTTACCTGAAACATTTCACACATATCAGCGACTAAAGTGTCTTTTGAGAAATTTATATATTCTAACATACGAAAAGGAATAGCAGCGTAAATTGAAAAACGTACCGCATCCCATTCTTGCAATTCACGAAAAGCACTCGGCATTTTTCCTTGTATACCAACATGCCGCATAATATGACATAATTCATGGAAAAAGACTTCTCTTTGTTTTTCTAAAGAAAGACGGGCGTCGAGAACAATCATTTTTATAAGGTCATTAGCAATGTAATACGAATTGATATTTTCTTTCAAAAGTATAATATTGCATTTGTGTGCAATTTTTTCAATGCATAAATCACTGGGTGTTCGAATGCCGAGGTTTTGATAAAACGACGTAATCCAGTCTTCTAGTAGAGTTGTTTGGTATGAAAAATTCAAGTATTCCACCTCTTTGTTAAAAATAGGAATTTTTGTTTTACTGTAAAAATAAAAGCCCGAGAAGAGGGCTTTTATTTAAAAATATTTATTATGGCAATAAACTTGTAATTTTTTCACCTATGTTTACAATACTTTCAACTGAAGGCATCAAGTTTAGTAATTTGGTAACTCTACTAGTATTAGGTGGTTGTTGAGTAGCTTCATTTTCAATCATATCAATTGTGTCCAAAGCGTCACTCTTGTTTGGTTCAGAAAGTTCACTATTGATAACTGCTGTTTTTAGTTCTGCAATTAAGTTTAGTAATTCTTGACTATTATTATATTGCAAAGTTTGGTTTACATTTGTTGAATTTGTGGCAATATTAGAAGGTGCATAAATATTGAAATTATTAACGTTTTGATTCCCCATATTTTCTGGTTTTACCCCCTCAATTAAATTTTCCAGTTCTCTTGAAATATACCTAATAAAGAAAAAGGTAATTACATCATTTACTTTACGTAGTTGTTCATCATATTTTTTAGCAAACATAGTAGCATGTCCTAAACTTAGCAAAGTGTCAAGTGCATTTGCAGACCATAATAGGTCATAAATTACTTTTAAAGCACTAATCTTATCAGTTGGTAATGTTATATCACCTGATCCTATAAATGAAGATCTTTGTTCGATAGCATTATTGTACCATTCTTTGCTATTAAAATTGCATTCTTTTATAGGTTTGATAATATCCTGTATAATAGGATTATCATCACAGAATGAACGGAAATAATTAATATATGTATTGAATGACTTTGTATTTGAATGTAACAAATCTGATGCAACGTCTCTAAAATTTTTAGATGTTTTTGTTATGTCGATATAAGAGTAATTCATAACTGGTACACTCCTTAACAGAATATAAATATAAAAAGGTGGAATATTGAATGGTTGAAATTCCTTTTAGTATTAGATTAGATCATGATGGGTTACTTAGGAAACAGTGCCCGTTTTGTAATGAACAATTCAAAATCGTTCCGGAAAGTGAATTACATTGTGTGAAATCAGAGTATTATTGTCCTTCATGTGGCCTTCGATCTCACACAAATGAGCAGTACACAAATGAGCAAGTGGAACAGGCAATGGTGTTAGCGCAAAATTATATGTTTGAGCAAGTTAATAATATATTCTCAAAGACGAAAAGTAGTAAGCATGTCAAGATTGATTTCAAAGCACTAAAGAAAGAAGATGTAGGGACGATAATTGAAACGAATGATTTCGAAGGTATAAAAATACTTTGTTGTAATAAACAGATATTTTTACATTGGCCAAAAACACGAAATATTCTATACTGCCATTATTGTGGAGAAATCAATCAACGTCTAAAATGATGAATTTGTCTACTCCATCGACTTTTAAAAGTTAATGGAGTAGTTTTAATTTAAAGGGAATATACTTAATTTCTACTTTTGTGATTTCCACATGCTTGCCGAAAGCTTCTTCTATTTTACTCCTTTTCAAGTGATATTTAATTTTTTTTATTAATTTCAATGGTATTACTTAAGCTACTTTTGCTTATTTTGTATCGCTTTAAATACAACGTAATCAAAGTGCTTTTTTATTTCCTCAACATCCTCTGGTGAAAGATTTTTCCACTTTTCAATATCGAAAAATCCCATATTATCTATACCGAGTTGTTGTATGTATTTGGAGATTTCTGTGATAGGGTCATATTCATCTGAGGTTTTCGAATAATTCCCTTCTTCATCCGTTTCACCAAGTAAATACGAAACAGAAACATCATATTTCTCCGCTAATTTTCTTACACTGTCCAATGAAGGTTCATTGCGCCCTTGTTCGTAATAACCATATGCACTTTCAGATATGTCAAGATATTCTGCAACATCACGTTGTTTTAGGTTATGTAGCTTTCTTAGTCTTTTCAATCGTTCTTTAATGTAAGACATAAGTACTCCTTCCATAGGGGTATTTACATTCATTATACAACTTACAGTTGGGTGAATGAAAAATATTTTTAAAATACAACTAAAAATTGTTTCTGGTGTTTACAAACAACTAAAAGTTGGGTATAATAAAACAACAAAATGTTGGGAGGCGAGAAAGAAGTGATTCAAAAGCGATTAAAGTTAACTCAACTCAGAAAAAATAAAAAATTATTCCAAAAAGATATAGTTTTAATTTTAAAAGAGGACTATGGGATTCACATTACTGAAAGTTACTATGGGATGATTGAGCAAGGTATTAGAACACCTAGTTTAGAGGTTGCCCTAGCTATATCAAAGGTATTCGATAAATGTCCTGAATATATTTTTTTAAATTAAAAAACAACAAAATGTTGTTTTTAGAGGAGAGAAAATGAATCAACTTCAAGAATGGTATCGTATTATAAACCTTCAAACGCAATTGATGGATATTAAATACTCATTAGACTGTGATTCGCATTACGAAAAAGAAAATGCAGTTCAGGAGTTGTTGAAATTGGTCCGAAACTTAAACTGTAAAAAAACATATATCAAAGAGGTGAAATGAACAAGTGAGCTTAGATCAATCCTTTAAAGATTCAATTCGTGAAGTTGTTCGTGAAGAAATTCAAGCAGCATTAGCTTCAATCCAACAACAAGCACAACCAAACAAAGTAATGAGAGTGAAAGAAGCAGCAGCTTACCTTAACATCGCAGTTTGCAGAGTGTATGAACTTGCAAACCATCCGCAGTTTCCGGTTATCCGAGAAGGGCGCAAATTACTCTTCTTACAAAAAGATTTGGAGGCATGGCTAGAAGCACAAAAGGAGGTGATTTAGTGGAAGATACAACATCGGTAATTATATTCGCAATGTTTATCGCATGTAGTGCATGGTTGCTTTACATTACTTACGAACCAATAAAACATTGGGCTTGGAGTGATGTAGAACAAAACAAAAAGACCCACGGCAATGGGTCCTTTTCAAAAAATAAGTTGTTCTAAGTATACCACGGAAAGTAGGGAAATAGTACATGGATTTAATTGAATATCAGGTGTTATTACCTAATAAGTTCAGGGACTTAGCAAAAAGCAAAGATGAATTAAAACAGCAAAAAAAGATTTCAGAGTTTGTTATCCGCATTATAGAATTCAAAGAATTATCAAAAGCGGACAAGCATGTATTGCAATTTGTACTAGGAGGTTAAAAGATGGCGATATTTAGACAAGTACACACTTCATTTTGGAATGATGTGAAAGTTCAAGAAGATTTCACACCAGAAGATAAGTATTTTTTCTTATATTTATTAACTAATCCACAAACAAAACAAATTGGTGTGTATCAAATAACAAAAAAACAAATGGCTTTTGAAACAGGTTATTCACATGAAACTATAAAGGCTTTGATGCAACGTTTCGAAGACTATCACAAGATAATAAAATACGATAATGAAACCAGAGAATTAGTCATTTTTAATTGGGGGAAATACAACCTGAAAAAAGCTGGAAAACCAGTTGAAGATTTAATAAAGAAAGAATTAAAAGAAGTGAAAAATATTTCTTTGTTGATTCCAATATGCAAACATATAGAGCAAAAGTCCATAAAAAAGCTAATTGAAACGTTTATTCACGACTCGTATAACGACACGTTAACGAACCGTGGTACGAGTCGAGGACAAGAAGAAGAAGAAGAAAAAGAACAAGAACAAGAAGAAAAGGAACAAGAAGAACAAGAAGTACCTTTAGTAGTAGAAAATCTCGCAATCGATTTTTATATGAAAAATTTCGGACATATCTCTCCATTCATGGGAGAAGAAATTAATCAATGGATAGATGAGCTTAATCAATCGTTAGTAGTTGAAGCGATGAAAATCGCATTAGAAAACAATAAACGTAATTGGGCTTATACAAAAGGAATTCTAAAAGATTGGCATCAACAAGGCTTTAAAACAATTCAAGATGTTGAAACAGCACAAGCAACATTTCGAAGACAACAAAGTAAAAAACGTACTGGTAAGGGTTATTCCAAACGAACTGAAGTTGTACCGGATTGGTTACGCAAACAAGAAGAACAAGAGCCAATACAGCAGTCACAGCAAACTCAAAGCGATGATCTTGAAGATAATAAGAAACGTTTGGATGAGATTCTAAATAAATATAAAAATACTAAAGGAGAGTAAGGTATGAAAAACACAGGCGTTGCAAGAAAAGTGGACGAGCTAGGTCGTGTAGTAATTCCAGTAGAGTTACGAAGAACTTTAGGGATTGTCGAAGGTACGGCACTAGATTTTCATGTCGATGGGGAAAACATTGTTCTAAGAAAATATGAAAAGTCATGCTTTGTAACGGGTGAAGTTTCTGAAACCAACATAGAGTTGCTAGGTGGCCGAATGTTTTTAAGCAAGGAAGGGGCAATTGAATTACTGGATCTTATTCAGAAGAGTGGGATGGCACATGCCTAAGCAACTAAACATTTTCGATGTAGAGCCAGTAATTTGTGAGTTCGATGTAATGAAGGCAAATGTGAAAAGAGGAAGGGGACGTGTTACATATGCAGATGTACGTGTCCAAGTTCCACGAAATGCAAGGGGTACGGATGAATTACCACGCACAACTAAACAAGATGATCGCTATGACATCTTTGAACAATATGTAATGGCAATATGGAGATTTCAAAGAGCTGTAGATAAGTTTTTCAATTGGGATACAGCTGAAGAATTGTGTAAGGCAGCCAGAGATAAGAAAGAAATAATTCCAATAAGGGTTTATCTAGGAAGTGGATTTAAACCTGATGTTGTCGAGTACATGCGGTAGTAAAAAGGAGAGGGACATATGAAAAAAATAGAAATTGATGTCAGCAGCAACAGACTTTTAATAGTGAAGGACGGAAATGTAACGGCAGTAAATCCACCAATGAGCGGATTCGGTGAGCAAGTTGCAGTTTGGGTAAACGGTAAAGTTGATCGTGTGGATACTAAGTTTACTGAAAAGATAAAATAATTTTTTTTAGAAAGTAGGTTCGCTTATGAGTGTAGCGAGAAATCATGAAGCGATGAAGGAATCACGTTTGAAAATATACATCGCTTTAGAAGAAGCTAACTTCATTTGGGATGAAAGAGATGTAGTACGTTTTCGTGAAATGTGGAGTCAAGGTATGAGCTTAGCAAAGATGGCAAAAGCGTTAAGGAGACACCAAGCGGAAGTTGCGCTTCTTGTAATAGATCAAGCCGATAAGTATTTAATTGAAAATCGTCCGATAGGATTAGGAATTTGCTAAATAGGAAGGGGAAATCAAAATGAACGCTATGGAAAACGGTGTATATGAAACAACTAAATTAGTTAGTGAATCAAAGGAAGGAGAAGCTGTAATGAATATCAATCAAATTTGTGAATTAGATCAATATCAAGAAGCGGCTTTACGTACATGGAATACAAATCAAGATTTTGGTGGACGTGTTTTAAATGCAGCATTAGGACTTTCGGGAGAATCTGGTGAGGTTGCTGATGTTGTAAAAAAAGCTATTTTTCATGGCCATGGATTTGATCCAGCTCATTGTCCAGGAGAAGAAGAAGGAAATACACATAAAATCGCTTTAGAGTTAGGGGACATCTTGTATTACATTTCAATCATGTCTCACGAAATGGGATATACCCTAGAAGACATTGCTCAAATGAATATATCTAAATTAGCAATAAGATACCCAGACGGATTTAGTCGAGAAGCTAGTCAAAAACGTGTTGATGTGAAGTAAGATCAAATTTTAAACAGTTTAGAAGAATTAAAAGGAGGAATATTATGAGTAACTTTTTGACATTTGGTATAGGTGAAACTCAAGAAAAGGTTGCAGAATTAACAGATAAACTAGCGGAAGCTAAAGAAATAGCTAATGAATTAGCCTCCACTAAAATTTATATTCAAGATACTAGAAAGAAGGATCTTGATCACTATATTGAAGAATTACAGTTGGATTTTACAAAAACTTTTCATCGCGAGCCCGAAGGATTCTATCTGGTAGCGGAAGGACAGAATGGACGCTGCCAGATATCTTTATCGAAAAGACAAAGTTTTTCCGAGAAGTAATAATTTCTAAAGTGTTATCTCCAACCATTACATCATTTGGATCGTTAAAGTGAAAAAATAATGTCCCTCTTATAGATGTATATGGGGGAATATCAAATACAGGTTGTAAACATTTATCGTCTATAAAGAATATTGTTTGCTGTTCAGATCCACTAAATAAAACACCGTTATGTATTGTTTCTCTAGGTTTTGTTGTAGCACAATAGCGATTGCCAGGTTTGCTATAAGAGTTAAAGGTTCGCTTATTGTTTAAAGTAAACTCTATTATCGAAATAGGTAAGGCGCTTTTGTTAGTAATAATAACGTCTATAATTGCCCTAAAATCATTTTGCCAATATACATCAGGCGTTTCTAAATCAACTCTATCAGGTTTCATTATGCTAGCTAAAGAATTATTGCCAATTTGTTGACATGTAATATTTGCTTTATTTCTTTGGAAATTAGCAAATGTAATAATAAAGGTCACTAAAGAAATCAAAAATGTTGCGATTGGGATTATATTCAGCTTTAGAAATTCTATTAATTGAGTTATATCTCCAGTATTAATGATAATCACCTCCTTTTATAATCATTATACGATATATAAGGACGGGTAACTAACTTATAGATGATTAGATACAAAATTTGAACGTACTTAAAGAAACAGCATAAATAGAGGGAAGTATATCTTATAATCAATTTTCTTTTTTTAACATAGGGATGAAACCGAAATTCGCCTTTTGTATTTTGTAATTGAAGGGTTAGGGATCAGATTCTAAAACTAACAAGAAAAAATAGAGTGTGGTTCATCACTTATATTTTGGAATTAAAACAAATTAATAAACATGAAATTAGATATAGGTAATTGGGATGATGATTTGAACTGAAATTGAACGAAGAATTCTTGAAATGAAGCATTATGAGGTTTGAAAAATTAAACAAGGATTATATTTATACAATCCTTGTAATGAAACGAGTTAAGTTTTATAGAAAGAGGAAGTCAGATGTTATAAATTTAGCGGAGGTACTTCACATGATATAAAATTGTAACTATTGGAGATGTTTAAGGTGATTTTTATGATACCGAATCGGGTACCTTTTAATAGTTAACTAGGAGAAGGAAGAATAAATTATATACACATTCGGGGTATATAATTGTTGTGGCTGTTTTAAAAGATAAAGCATTTAGCTTGAGGTGGTATAAGTGAATACGTTTTTGCCGGATGTAATTGGTGTACATGTGCTAAGAGCCATTATGTTCAATTGTTAAGTAAATGATTGGTAAAAAATAAGTAATGCCAACTAGACTGGCATTACTTAATAAGTAGAATAATCAACGAATATCCATGTGAATATGGTTCTCATGATCTGGTATGTTTTGACAAACGTTTTTTCCAGTAGTTTTATTAACTGCATCCACAACTTGTTGATCACTAAAAAAAACTTTTGAAGAACCTGCTTCAACACAATATAAACATAAATATGCACATGCAAGTTGATCGTAATTAGATCCATTTGATTTCATTCTACCTTGTAATTTAACATCAAAAGCTTTTCCAAAGTTATGTTGACTTTCTGGTTTATCAGTACGAGTTGTATTAAATTTTTCAGCACTCATACCAGAAACAGTTACAGTACCACTTTTTCCAGTATGAGACCAGACGCAAGCTTGAACGCCAGTTAAAAGTGTTTTTTCGGTTGAAAAAATGTTTTTAAGTCCAAAATCAATCAGGTAAATACCTTTGATTTCATTAGGGAGATCTTTTGGTTCGGTTAGTTGGCATGCTTGATCAGATTGTCCATTTACAGGACGACAAACATATGGGTATTTAATGGTATCATTACCGTCATTTATTGGTACATCTAATTCACTTGGTGTAACTTGTTTGGTATAAGAAATGTAAGAAGTTGATGCTCTTAGTTCTTTTAATGTATCAGTGAGTTTTTTTAAAAGTTCATTTGAATCTATAGAAGAATTCATGAGAAAACCTCCTTGTTAATTTGATATTATTTGTGTGCTTATTGAACCTTTCCCACCTTCAAACCTGGTTTGAGGGTGGGAAGGAAGAATTTATTTTCTCTTATCTAACTGTTACACCTTCCACAGTTACATTGAGGTCGGTCGTATCTGCATTATAGAATTCCATATCCCAACTTGTTAAATCACTGTTTGGGTAGGCTCTAGTACAAAAAACTTTTTTTTCATTTCCTTCGTCTACTTTAAAAGCAACACTTATAATTTTTAATCCACCTAATTCTAGAAAATCTGATCCAAATTTGTCTTTTGGAACTTTAATTCTTTTTGCAAACTTGACGGGTTTAAATTTATCTTGTTCCATAAATAAACGCTCCTAACCATAGCTTTATTTCGTGTACACAATGGTATTTATTACCATATAAAATAAAAATATACTATAAAATCAAATTTTTAATCTTATCTTTTTATTTATTTTTAACTAAAATAATATATATTAATTTTATATAATTGTTATATTCATATAAAAACTTTTAGAAGTTTTTATAAATATCGTCTGGCTAGAAAACTAGAGGACACCAATTCATTAAAGCAGCAATTAAAGCTGTTTTAGGAATAGGTGTCCTTTTTATTTTGAAAAGGGAGATGAGGAAATGAAGGGGTTAAAGAATCAACTACGTGAATGGAAAAAGCAATCGAATCAAGTGAAAAAGAAAAACAAGAAAAAACGAAAAGAAAAATTAAGCACTCGTGATATTGAAGATTTAATGGGCATGCATAGACCTTGTTATGAACGAAGACATGGAGCAATAAGACAAAAGTAATTTAAAAATAAAAAGGAGTGGTCTTACATGACTAAACAATTATCTTTCTTACCAAAAATCGATAGAACAGCGACACAAGAGGAATTAGAAGGTGTGTTGGAAAGCGTGCGTATACATAGGCAATTTGGGATGATACGTAAAGAAATGAAAGTCACTCCTTCTTATGAAATACGTGAGCACGGTCCTACACATACAGGTGGCAAGCCATTAGAAGATGTTGCTATAGCAAATATTCAACAAAGTAAACGAGAAGAGTGGCTTGAAAGAATATCGGTACGTATTGATCAGTTTCTAAATCGATTAGGAAACGGACGTGCAGGAAGTATACAAAGAGATATTATTTATAAACGTTATTTAGAAGAAGAGGACGTATGTGATTACATGGTTTATAACGAAATAGGGATGTCAGAGCGTACTTATCGACGTTGGAAGTCTAAAGCGTTTTATAAACTTGCTTTTGCGCTTGGATTAGAAGTTTACAAGACAGAAGAAACGGGAGGGAATGAATAATGAATTTCGTTCAGCCAATACGTGATCCAGAGCAAATACAGCAAATTAAAGAGCATTTAAAAGAAAAGAGTGAACGTAATTATATCTTGTTTGTAATGGGAATCAATACAGGCTTACGTATAAGTGACATTCTAAAATTGAAGGTTAGAGATTTAAAGGGAAGTCATATTTCTATGCGTGAAATGAAGACGGGGAAGCAGAAACGTATCCAAATTACTGCAGCATTAAGAAGAGAGTTAAAATGGTACATTGAAGGCATGGAAGATTATGAATATCTAATTAAGAGTAGGCAAGGAACGAATCGACCAATTGGAAGAAGTATGGCGTATAAAATACTTAGCAGTACAGCAGCAGAGTTTGGTTTAGATGAAATTGGGACGCATACACTACGTAAGACATTCGGATATCATATGTACATGCAGACAAAGAATATAGCCTTGCTGATGGAGATATTCAATCATTCAAGTGAACGGGTAACGTTAAGGTATATAGGAGTAAACCAAGATGCAATGGATAAAGCAATGACAAGGTTTAAAATCTAATCATTGTTTTTTATTTTCCCTTCCAATTCAATTTTCTTCTAGTCTTTTATTACGTTATTACGTCACCTTTTCAATCAAAAGGAGTCCTGATATGAGGTTAAAAAATATAAGGTTTATAAATTATTAAATTGCAATTTAACGATTATATTTGTTATCATTGTAAATGATGAAAATGTTAAATTCTCTTAATCCTCACAATGTGGATAAAATGAAATTATTACGCATCAAGGTAAAGTAAAAAAGATTAGGTTTGAGGAGGGAAAGGAATATTGAGTTTTGATTGGACAACAGTAAATTCTCTGATAGCGGTGACAGGAACCTTAACGGGTGCAGCGATAGGGGTCTTTGGTAATAGGAATACTAATAAGATGAAAGATAAAAAATATAATGCTCAAGTTGAGTATATATGTAAAGAGACGTTGTGTAGAACTGAAGTGTATCTAAATCATATGATAGAGGAAGAGTATGAAACTTTTTTAAGCAACTTAGAGGGAAGAGTGGATGGTTTTAAAGCCATAGAAAAATTATTAAGTGAATTTCCTTTAGGAACTATTTCTACTAAACAAGTATTTGCTGTTTATAGAACTAGAGAGTTGTTATTAGAAATCATTTTTGATTTGTCTTTGTTTCAAGATAATAAAATTAAGACTAAGCAATTTGTTGCCGATGCAGAATTTCAAATTTCTCATGGTGTAAACGAAAAGGCAAAAGAATTACTTAATAATAAAATTAAAATAGCTAAAAGGGAATTAGAAACAGATTATGAATCAAGATTATATAAGAATTTAAAGGAGTATTTTGAGCTTACAATTGCTTTGAAAACTCAGTATCATTTAATTTCAGATGAGATTTACAAGAAAATCCTTTCAAGTTCTACCAGTCGTATTAGAGGAGACACTAAAAGAGCGCTTTAAGCGTTCGTTTAGTGTCTTTATTTATTTGAAAATATGGGGGGTATGAAGATGGCTAGGAAAGCAAATAAAAAGATAGAACATCCAAAGGTAATTTCTGCGGTTGAGTGGTATCAGGTTAACAGGGATTTTTATAAAAGATTAGCACTTAAAATTGAGTTGATAATTAAAGAAATTCTAGAAGATTGTCAAATTTCTTTTCATAGTGTTACTTCTAGGTCAAAAGACATTGAGAGCTTTGCGAAAAAAGCTTCTAAAGATAAATATTCAGATCCAAAAACTGAAATATTAGATTTGGCTGGAATTAGAATAACGGCCTATGTTGAATCTGATGTGAATAAGATATGTGAGGTTTTAGAAAGAGAATTCGAAATTATACAGGAACACTCTGTCAACAAATCTGCAATACTAAAATATAATGAGGTGGGGTATAGATCAATTCATTATATTGCCAAATTGGATAGTAAACGAATGCAATTTCCTGAGTATAGAAGATTAAATGCTCCTTTTGAAATTCAAGTAAGAACTGTACTACAACATGCTTGGGCGGAGATTGAACACGATCGGAATTATAAATTTGAGGGAGCGGAGTTACCAGAACATGCACAGATAAAGAGAAGGTTTGCTTTATTGGCTGGACAACTTGAATTAGCAGATCGAGAATTTGATTCTATAGTAAAGGATATTGAAGTTTATAGTAATCAGGTAACAGAAGATACCAAAAAAGGGAATTTTGATATTCAAATTGATAGTATTTCATTAATGAATTATTTAATGAATAAATTTAATTCTGCGTTAGATCATATTACTGCTAGCTTAGGGTACGCTTCAAAAGAAATTGTACAAGAGTTGTTAGCTTTCGGTATAACTAAGATATCAGATTTAGATGTTTTAATTAATAAACGAAATTTCGTAGAAATAGTTAAGGAAGAGGGAGGACTTTTTCAAACTTTTACTGGCGCTTTGCGAGGCTTAATGATAATAGAGGATGCAAAAAAGTATTTTGATGAATCTTATCAGGGAGCATGGGTAACGAAGGAAGGTAATCCAATTATAGAATTGGCACAGCAAAATGGAGTGACTATTGAAAAACTTAAAGAGCTTAAAGTTATTGCATAGAAAATAAATAAAGTGGCAGAGTTGCGACCGCTTTTTGGCAGTAAAGGTGCCGATTATTTTGGAATTATCGTGTTATATTTGTATTGTGAGAAGTGGTGGAAAGCACAACTCACAAAGATTCCTTTATATATTATCTAGACGGTTAATAATGATGGCACATGAAATCTGAAACCAACAGATGGTACTGATTGAATGATATCGTAGTTAGGGAGGGATTTTGCTCTTCTTTCAGTTATTTAATAATGTATGTTGTGTAGGTGATTGGAAGAAGAGAAAAAGCTGCATTTACCATATTTATATTACCAAATAATAAATAAAGAAAAAGCATCCACATGGATGCTTTTTCTGTTTATAAAAGGATAACGTCTTTTATTGTCGAATAATAGGTTTTAGTAGTGTTAATTTCAATTCAATAGTTAAAAGGGAGATGGTATTGATGGCGCAAGTGGAGTATAAGGTTAAGGTAAAAGGGATTGAGTGTAGTGAACCTATATGTTTTCAACCCAATTCTAATAGTGGGATTACAAATGTAGAAATTAATTGTACTGATTGTGATTCTGATTATTATGATATGTCAATAAAATTAGCGGTTGATAATGATAGTGCTCAAGTAGAAGAGTTTGTTTCAAAAATTTTAAATGTATTTTCGTATAGATTTGGAATGTTATATAAAAATTTAATGAAAACTTCAGATTCGCGAATTTTAGCTAGTGGAGCGATAACAATATTTAACAATTCTGATTATCATGTATTAAGTCAAAGTGATAGTGCAGAAATTATTAATGACTTAGGGAATCAGTCTTTTGAAAATGATATTTTAGGGAATCCTTATGTTTCACTGCTCTTAAATTCATTAAGGGTTGAAGGCGATGTGGGTAGATTTATTCAATTATATGGGTTGTTGCAAATAGTTGTGCCAACAAAAGCATCAAGATTAGGTAAACCAGCTTTACAGGAAGAGGTCAATGCCTTTATTACTGATACTGGATTTAGCTTCTATGATGTAAATGAAGATAAGCCTACTACACGTCCTGGGAAGACTGGCAATGATACTATATATACATGGTTAAGAAATCAAGTGGGGCATACGGCTACTAGTACAAATGTAGCGGATGTCCAAAATCAAATAGAAGCTAAAGTGAATGATTTATTCTTTATTACAAAAAAAGCAATAGAAAATTATAAGTTATAAAAATAGTAAAGATTTCTAGTGAATAAAACATACATAAAAAAGTAGCGGAAGCGCTGCTTTTTTGTTTTGGAGTAAGAAAGATGAGGTACGTGAAGACAAGATTGTATTTAAAGATGTATTAGAAGTGTAAAATTTAAAAGGCAATGTATAGATTAATGATACAACTAAAGAAACATATGTTATGAAATTTGATTTAATTAAGACAAATAGACTTGTGTTAGTAATAAATAAATGTGTTGTAGATTTAGGTAGGGGGTCATTTTGAAATGTTTGAAGCTGATCGAATCTTTTTGGATGTGTGTAAGAACTTATGAAAGAATACAAGACAAAACAACAGAAGCGTAAGTTCTATGACAGTGGTGAGTGGAAGAACCTTCGTGAACAGGTAAAGAAGCGCGACAACTATGAATGTCAGGCTTGTAAACGTAATGGTCATGTTTATGTTGATACCAATGAGTATAGTGAGAGTGCGAAGCGTAAAAAGATACAACTAGTTGTCCACCATATAAAAGAACTAGAACATCATCCAGAACTTGCATTAGAAATAGATAATCTCGAAACAGTCTGTGTGGATTGTCATAATAAAAAACACGGTAGGACATTCAAAAAGAAACCGAATAAATGGGAAAACGATGAAAAGTGGTAAAAATGGCTCAATAACAATCCCCCCCTTAAAATATTTCATCAAAAATTGCTCTAAGGGGCACCGGAGGAGGGGGTCGTTTTTCCAGATTTTTGAGCAGTATCGCATAGGACCCCTACCCAACATAAAAATATGATTGAATCGAGGTGATATTATGGCGGACATAGATGAACGTGAGGTGCTAGTTAACAAAGAAAAAAATCGTTTAAAAAGATTATTTAAAGACATCCCACCTAGTAAGTTGAAAGTGGTTGAGGGGTTAATTATTCAGGCAGCAAGACTACGAGTTTTATTAAATGAGATGTGGATAGATATATCTGAGAATGGTGACTATGAAATGTTCTCACAATCTGATAAAACAGAGCCGTATGAAAGAGAGCGACCTGTTGCCCGATTATATAATACCCGCGATCAATCATATCAAAGAGTCATTAAACAACTAACAGATTTATTGCCAGAAGGAAGTAATAAAAAAGAAATTAAGAAGTATTCGGCAAGTGATTTGATATGATTTCCCATAAGTATGTAAGTGAATATATAGAATTATATGAAACAGGAACAGTAGTATTAAATAAGGAACGTATCATGCTTATTCATTATTTAAAGCAAGATATATTAACCCGTAATGATTTGCATTTTGATGTGGATTTAATTCATAAATGTGTAACTTTCATAGAAAAGTGGCATTTTAAATTAAATTTCTTTCAAAAATTTTTAATAGCATTTGTGTTTTTGTTTGATGAATATGAGGATGTTTATTTTGACCAGCATTTTTGGATGATGGCAAGGGGTGCTGGTAAAAACGGTTTGATTAGTGCATTGACACACTTCTTTATTAGCGAATTACACGGCATTGAGCATTATAATGTATCAGTAGTTGCTAATACAGAAAGGCAGGCTAAAACTTCTTTTATAGATGTTTATGAAAAGAATAAAAAACATGAAATATTAGACGAGCTATTTGTATCAACCAAACAATTGATAACGAATAAAGCGACTCGTTCGACTTTTGAATTTCATACATCAAATGCAGGAAGTAAAGACTCATTAAGAGATGGATGTGTCATTTATGATGAGATACACAGATATGAAAATAGCGATGTTGTAGAAGTATTCTCTAGTGGTTTAGGTAAAGTTCCTAACTCTAGGGAATTTTTTATTACCACAGATGGGTTTGTCCGTGAAGGCTACCTTGACAAGATGAAAGAGCGAGCAATGAACATCTTGAAAGGAAAAGAAAAAGAAGATAGGTTGTTCCCTTTTATTTGTAAGCTTGATAACGCTGAAGAAGTAGACAATCCAGATATGTGGGAAAAAGCAAATCCAATGTTTAGTAAACCTATGAGTCAATATGCTAGAGGGTTGTTCAAAAAGGTTATGCGTCAATATAAAAACCTTGAGAATGATCCATCTAACAGAGAAAACTTCATGACTAAAAGAATGAATTTACCAGAAGTGGATTTAACAAAGTCTGTTGCTACCTGGGAAGAAATAATGCGTACTGGTTTTGAAGAGGATGGAGAAACACTTAGAAAAATTCCTGAGTTAAAACATAAAGTAGCTGTGGGAGGACTAGATTTCGCCAGCATTAAAGACTTCGCGGCAGTCGGTTTACTATTTAAACATGGTGAGGATTATATTTGGAAAGGTCATTCATTTGTGCGTAAAGGATTCTTGGACAAGGTGAAATTAAAAGCACCTATTTATGAATGGGCTGAAAATGGATTATTAACCATTGTGGATGAACCTGTAATTAATATTGCTCACATAGTAGATTGGTTCGTGAGAATGCGTGAGATGTATGGCGTTAATACGATTGTTGCAGATACATTCCGTTTGGATCTTGTTAAAACAGCACTCGAAGCAGAAGGATTTACATTGTTATATATTCGTAATCCAAAAGCTATTCATTCATTATTAGCGCCAAGGGTCGAAACATTATTTGCAAACAACCGTATTATCTTTGGTGATAATCCGTTAATGCGTTGGTACATCAATAACGTCTACGTTCATATTAAAAAGGATGGCAATAAAGAATATCTGAAAAAAGATGAATTCAGAAGAAAAACTGATGGGTTTCAAGCTTTTATTCATGCATTATGGCAAGCGGATAACATTCTTGAAGAAGAAGTTGAGTTTATGCTCGATAGTATTAAATTTTAAGGGGGTGATAATCATTGGATGGTTAGGTTCAGTATTTAAAAGAAATAAGGAATTGGACTTCATATTGGATTTGGACATAATTTCTGATACAGCAAACAGACTTCATATGAAACGTTTGGCGATTGATACATGTGTCTCATTTTTAGGAAGAACGATTAGTCAATCTGAATTTAGAGTAAGAAATGGTAAAGCATTTAAGATTGATGAGCTTTATTATCGATTAAACGTAAGACCAAACAAGAATATGACCGCAAGTACCTTTTGGGAAAGGTTTGTTCGCAAACTTATTTATGATAATGAGTGTTTAGTCATACAAGCAGATGATGGCGATTTACTTATTGCAGATGGATTTCAACATAATGAGTATGCTGTATTTGAAGATACTTTTACTGATGTAAGGGTAAAAGATTATACGTTTAAGAGAAGTTTTAAACAAAGTGAAGTTATTCATTTAAAGTATCGGAATGATAAATTATCCCCACTTATTGATGGGTTATTTGCAGATTATGGTGATTTATTTGGGAGGATATTAAACTCTCAAAAACGGAAAAATCAAGTTCGTGGAACAGTTGATATGGAAATGACAGGTTCTAAAACCGAAGAGAACCTAGCGAAATTACAAAAGTTTATTGATGATATGTATCAAGCGTTTGGTAATAAGGATATTGCTATTGTTCCGCAACAAAAAGGTATTAATTACAACGAGATATATAATGGAGTTGCAAATGGTCCAAGTGTGGAAGAAATCAATAAAGTAACAAACGGTTTCTTGAATCAAGTAGCTATGGCAATTGGTATTCCTATAGCTCTGATATATGGAGAAATGGCTGATGTAGAAAAGCAAACGAAAAATTATATGCTTTTCACAGTACGACCATTATTAAAAAAGCTATCTGATGAAGCGAACGTTAAATTCTTTGAAATGAGTGAATATCTTTTAGGACGAAAAATTGAGGTTAAGGCTGTTTCCTATCAAAGTATATTTGAACTTGCGACAAGTATTGATAAACTCATTTCTTCAAGTGCATTTACAGGAAATGAAATTCGATTAGAAGTAGGATATGAAATTTCAGATGATCCTAATTTAAATACACATCACATTACAAAAAACTATACGAAATTAACTGAATCTGAAGGAGGTGAGAATACAAATGACGGTGAAAATTGACGTGAAAGGTCCAATTATTTCAAATGATGAAGCGTGGATTTATGATTGGTTTGAAATGGATGCTGCAAGCCCAGGTAAGATTTCAAAAGCGCTTGAAGATGCAAATGGCGATGACTTAGTTGTATCAATTAATAGTCCTGGTGGTTATGTACACGAAGGCTCAGAGATTTACACAGCGTTGAAAAATTATCCTGGTCATGTGGAAGTTCAAATTGTTGGTTTGGCTGCAAGTGCGGCTTCTGTTATTGCAATGGCTGCTGACAAAGTCCGAATTTCTCCAACTGCACAAATCATGATTCATAACGCTTCAATGTGGAATGGTGGAGATTATCGCGATATGTCAAAGGCTGCCGAAATGCTAAAAACAACAGATCGAGCAATTGTAAACGCCTATGTTATTAAAAGCGGTAAATCAGAAGAAGAACTACTTAATATGATGGCTGAAGAAACGTGGATGGGTCCACAACAAGCGTTAGAAAATAATTTTGTGGATGAAATTATGTTTATGGATAATCAGGTAAAAATGACAGCTTCAGCTTCTACTGCTGCCATGCTTCCACAGAAAGTAATCGATGGCTTTAGAAATGGAACCATGAACAAAGGCCAAGGGATTACAAAAGAAGATTTAAATGCAGCATTATCAGGTTTGAAAAATGAAATTCTGAATGATTTACAAACAAATACAAATCCAAAAGAGCCTATTCAAAAGCCTGTTCATACAAAACAGAATTTGAGTACGCTCTTTTTAAATTTAGGAGGAAAATAAAATATGGTTATTAAGTTTAATAATTTCGAAGAGAAAAAACTAGCTTTTGCAAAAGCAACACAGGATGGTACAGCAGAAGAACAATCAGTAGCATTAAACTCCATGATTGAAGCACTTGCTACAGATGTACGAGCAGATATTTTAAATCAAGTGAATGAATCAATGGTAGATCGTTCTATTATGCAATCTCGCGGTGCTAATGTACTAACAAGTGAAGAAATGAAGTTCTTTAATGCCGTTGTTGAAGAGGGTGGCTTTAAATCTACCGAGACTTTACCTAAAACAACACAAGAAAGAATTTTTGATGATTTAGTTCAAGGTCATCCGTTGCTAGAGCATATCGGTTTAGAGAATTTAGGAGCCGTGACAGAATTTATTTATGGAGATCCAGAGGGTGCAGCTGTATGGGGACCGTTATTTGGTGATATTAAAGGACAATTAAATGCTACATTCCGAAAAGAGTCAATTACTCAACTGAAATTAACAGCATTTATTCCATTAGCGAATGATATGTTGAAGCTTGGTCCCGTATGGGTGGAACGATATGTTCGTACTATGATTACAGAAGCGATGTCAGTAGGTTTAGAACATGGTTTTGTAGTAGGGACAGGTAAAGAAGAACCAATTGGGTTATTAAAAGATCCTAGCGGAAGTGTAGTGAATGGAGTATATCCAGATAAAAAGCCAGCAGGAACTTTAACGTTTGAACCAGGTCGTAAAACAATTAATGAATTAAAAGGCGTGGTTAAATTATTGGCTAAAAAATTAAATCCTGATGGTAAAACAGATGCAGATAGACCTAAAAATATTGCTGGTAAAGTAGTTATGGTAACAAATCCATTCGATACTTTTGATATTCAAGCAAATGCTACAACTCAAAATGCGGCAGGTGTATATGTAACGAGCTTACCTTTTAATCCAATCCCAACAGAATCTGTATTTGTACCTCAAGGACAAGTGGTGTTCTTTGTTAAAGGGGAGTACATTGCAGCGATGGGTGGAACGGAGCCAATCCAAAAGTATAATGAAACACTCGCTTTAGAAGATGCAACACTTTATATTGCCAAACAACACGCTACAGGTAAACCGAAGGATAAATACACTTCGCAAGTTTATACATTGAAACTTGAAGAAGTAAAGCCACCGACACAAGGATGATGTGAATGGATACAGTAATTTCAGATGTAACTATACAGGAGTTTAAAGAGAGGATGCATTTAGGTGATGAGGAAGATGATAACCTAAAGCGCATCCTTTCTACGTCTAACAAGGCATTACTTAGGGTTTGTGGGAATTATGATTTAAATAAAGACGAGGAGTTCAAAGAATTAGTCTTTGAACGTTCTCGTTATGTTTATAACGATGCATTAGAGTATTTTGACAAGAATTTTTTAAGTCAAATTAATAGTTTAGGTATCGATAAAGCATTAGAAGAAATTAAATTGGACGGTGATTAATGTGCGTCCTTTTCAGTACAAGAAACCACTGAATACAGGCGATTGTAGAAATCGAATTATCATTGAACAACCTGAAGTAATAAAAGATGAATTAAATCAAGAAGTTGAAACAGGTAATTGGCAAGAAGTAAAAAAAGCATGGGCAATGATAAAAACGGTAAAAGGTTCGGAGTACATTGAAGCTTCAGCATCACAATCTACACGAATTTATCGGTTTGTGATGCCTTATACAACAGGTATTACAGAATTAATGCGAATCAATATGAAAGGTCGTATCTTTGACATTATCGAACCGCCAATGAATGATGATGAAATGTATCAAACATTGACTATTATCGCAAAGGAGCATGTTTAATATGAATGATTTTGCGAGCGAACTTGCTAGAGAATTGCAAAGATATGCAAATGTTGTGGAAGAAGAGTTAATGATAGCAGAAGAAGAAGTAGCTGATGTCGCTGTAGAAAAATTAAGGCAAGGCAGCCCTAAAAAAACAGGTGCTTACCGTAAAGGGTGGCGTAAGAAAAAAGAAGGTAATGGTTTTGTCGTTCACAATACAAAAGGTCAATTAACACATCTTTTAGAAAAGGGACACGCAAAAGTGGGTGGTGGCCGTGTACCAGCACAAGTTCATATCCTTCCAGTTGAACAGTATGTCATTGATGAGTTGCCAAGACGTATTGAAAGGGTGATTCAACAATGACATTAGGTGAATTAACAAAAATTCTTGAAGCTATGGGTTATCCTGTGGCTTATTCGCATTTCACAGCAACGCCGACCAAGCCAGTTCCAGCGCCACCTTATATATGTTTCCTTGTGGATGGATCAGCAAATTTAATGGCTGATAACAAGGTGTATCACAAGATAGACGATGCAAATATTGAGCTTTATACAACTAAAAAAGACTTAGTTGCAGAAGCCAAACTTGAAAAAGTCCTAGACAATCATGATATTCCTTATGACTCGTATGAGACTTTTATTGAATCTGAAAAAATGTATCAAAAAATATATGAAACGAGGTTGATATAAATGAATGAAAACAAAGTAGCGTTTGGTCTGAAAAATGTCCATTATGCACTCTATGACATTAAAGATGGTGTAGTTACATTCAGTACACCGATCCGATTACCAGGTGCGGTTGAATTAACATTTGATCCACGAGGGGATTTAATTGAGTTCTATGCAGATGACATGCTTTACTACGCAGCAAGTAATAACCAAGGGTATGATGGCACTTTATCAATCGCTCATATTCCGGAGCAATTTGCAATTGATGCATTAGGTGAGGAATTAGACGAAGAAGATGGTGTGTTAAATGAATTAGCCGATGCAAAAGGAAAATCATTTGCATTATTGTTTGAATTCGATGGTGATGTAAGAGCGACTCGACACGTTATGTTTAACTGTTCAGCAAGTCGTCCAACACTTGCATCTAAAACGAAAACAAATTCAGCGGAGCCAAATACAAATGAGCTTAAATTTGTATCAAGCCCTATTGATATTAATGGAAAACGTATGGTTAAAACGAAAACTACCACTAAATCAAAACAAGAAATCTATGATAATTGGTACAAAAAAGTTTATACAAAAGTACCTGCATTACCAAAAGGGGCGTAAGTGAATGGAAAAGAAAATTACAATAGATGGAAAACAAGTCAGATTAAAAGCTACAGCAGCAACAGTCAAACGTTATAAGGCTCAATTTAGACGTAATTTATTTGCAGATTTGATGGGTTTAGGGGCAATTAGTACGTTAACTTCACCAGATGGCTCACAACAACCTCTTGATATGTCTAATGTTGATTTAAGCAATGTGGATTTTGAACTTATTTATGATTTAACTTGGTTATATGCTAAAACCGCTGATCCAAATATTCCTGATCCTATGACGTGGCTAGATGAATTTGAAGAATTCCCGATTGAAGAAATTATGCCAGAAGTCATGGAATTAGTTCAGGTCACAATGGGTGCAAAAAAAAAATAAAGAAAAATAATGGAGAGCAAGGGACATTCAGTGATGAGGAATTTACTACTGAATTGTTTCTTGCTCTTTGTTATAAAGCGAAATTAACAAGCTGGGATTTAGAAGATATGACAATCGGTGATTGCTTTGATTACATTGCTGAATTTGCTGAGCTAGAGAATCCAGATAAAGAAAAAGTTAGAAAAGCAAATCAAAAAGACTTCGATTCATTCTAAGAAAGGGGTGAGAAAATGGCAGGGAGAATTAAAGGGATTACGATAGAAATTGGTGGTAATACTCAGCCGTTACAAAATGCTTTAAAAGATGTAAATAAACAAAGTGATGCTTTGGCTAAAGAATTAAAAGATGTTGAGCGTTTGTTAAAATTTGACCCTGGGAATATTGAGGCACTTTCTCAAAAGCAAAAATTACTTACACAACAAATAGAAAATACAACGCAAAAACTAGATAAGTTGAAAGCAGCGGAACAACAAGTACAAGCTCAATTTCAAAACGGTAAAATTTCTGAAGAACAATATCGTGCATTCAGACGTGAAATTGAATTTACAGAAGGATCGCTTAATGGTCTGAAAAATAAACTCGGAAACATGAAAGCTGAGCAAGAGAATGTAGCGAGTTCTACAAGGCAATTAGAAACATTGTTTAGAGCTACAGGAAAAAGCGTTGATGATTTTGCAGGAGCATTAGGAAATCGTCTTGTGAATGCAATTCGAAATGGAACAGCTACAAGTCGTCAGTTAGAGCAAGCAATTGGGATTATCGGTCGTGAAGCATTAGGGGCAGGAACAGATATTGATAAATTGCAACGAGCACTCCGATCTGTGGATGCTGGAAACTCAATACGGCAAGTGCAAAATGAGCTAAGAGATTTACAACAAGAAGCCGAAAGAACTGAGAAAAAGTTTGAAGGCTTAAAAGTAGGGTTAGAAAATGTTATCGGTGGATTAGCAGCTGGTGGCGGAATTGCAACCGCAATTGAAAAAGCAATGGACATGTCGAAGTTAAAAACAAAAATTGAAATAGGATTTGATGTTCCTGAGTCCTCAAAAAAATCAGTAGAGGATGCTGTGAGAGGAATTTCAGCCTATGGATTAGATGCAGAAGAAGCACTTGAGGGTGTAAGAAGACAATGGGCTTTGAATAAAGATGTTAGTGATGAAGCAAATGCTTCTTTCGTAAAGAGTGCAGCTGTTATTTCTAATGCTTATGCTGGCATAGATTTTACTGAATTAATTCAAGAAACAAATGAAATCGGTAATGAATTAGGTATTTCACAAGAAGGCGCTCTCGGTATGGCTGATGCCTTATTAAAAATGGGTTTTCCACCGGAACAATTAGATATTATTGCTGAATATGGTGGTCAGCTGACGCGGGCCGGATACAATGCTGAAGAAGTGCAAGCTATTATGGCAGCTGGGGTCGAAACAGGTACTTGGAATATCGATAATTTGCTAGATGGACTGAAAGAAGGTCGTATAAAAGCGGCTGAATTCGGTCAAGGTGTCGATAAAGCTATGAAAGAATCGCTTGAAGGTACAAAAATTTCAGCAGAACAAGTTGAAAAATGGGGTCAGGCAGTAGCTAAAGGTGGTAAAGATGGATCGGCAGCAATGACTGAAATTGCACAGGCTTTATCAGAAGTTGAGGATGAAACAAAGCGTAATGAATTAGGTGTTAAGTTTTTCGGTAGATGATGAATTGTGCCGAAGTAAAATCGCGGTATAAAGCAAAGAGGGTGCGAATCCTAATTTGAACCGAAGGCTATACAAAGTATAGTCAGGGGCAGAGCATAGAGGGTGAAAAGATATAATCCCTCCACGAGACCGCGACACTTCTTTATAAGTGAAAACGTATGCCGAGCTTGCATTAATATGAAGTGCAAGAAGTAGAGGATAAAAAGCCTTTACGATAACAAAATGACAATGTACGAAGATCAAGGACAAAACATCATTAATACTTTGCTAGGTGCGAAAGAGAAAACAGTTGATTTTGGGAAGCAACAAGATAAACTGAATGATTCTATTAAGAAAATGGATGCAAATCCAGCAGTTAAATTTCAAAAAGCGATGCAGGATTTACAAGTTGCGCTTCAGCCAGTTCTTAGTGTCATAGCGGATGTCATCTCCAAAATAGCTGAATGGGTTTCAAAAAATCCAAAGTTAGCAGCCACATTAACGGCTGTTGCAATAGCTATTGGCGTAATTTCAGGTGCAATTATGGCGCTTGCTCCTATAGTTATGACAGTCATGAGCTTCTTTGAGATTGGAGCTTTAGCAGCAGCTGGACTTGTTGCTATTGTTCCTATTATTATCGCAGCTATAGTGGCTCTAGGAGTTGCTATTTATAAAAATTGGGATTCTATAAAACAGTGGACTATTGATATGTGGAATTCTATTAAAGAATATTTAATAGAACTTTGGAATGGCATCGTTCAATCCTCTAGTGAAGCATGGAATTCATTTTTAGAAACAATGCACTCATTCTTTGATCCGATAGGTCAGTTTTTTAGCGATTTATGGACAGGTATAGGCGAGATATGTAGTAATACCTGGAATTCTATTGTTGAATTCTTTTCTGGAGCTTGGGCTTCATTCACTGAAATGATGCATAGTTTCTTTGATCCGATAGGTGAATTCTTTAGTAGTTTATGGTCCGGAATTGTTGAAACGGCTTCTTCTTGGTGGTCATCTTTAGTTACAACAGCTTCTGAATTGTGGGGGGCACTCGTACAAGCTTGGCAGGAAACGTGGAATACTGTACTTACGGTCTTAGACCCTATCATTTCATTGATTTCTACGGTTCTTGAGGCTGGTTGGTTATTAATCCAAGCAGGAGTGCAAATTGCATGGGCAGCGATAAGTCAGTATATTATTCAACCAATCCAAGAAGCTTACAATTGGGTGAGTAAACAAATTGGCGAATTAGTTACATGGCTTGGTACACAATGGGAAATTGCAAAAGCCGTGGCCCAAGTGGCATGGGGATTACTTAAGCAATATATTATTCAGCCAGTCCAGGAAGCTTGGAGTACAACAAAAGAAAAATTCAGTGATTTGATTTCTTGGTTAAGCTCACAGTGGGAACTTGCTAAATCGTATACTCTTATGGCTTGGAATTTGGTTAAACAGTATGTAATTCAACCTGTTCAAGACTTGTGGAATACAACCAAGCAAAAACTTGGTGAATTAGCAAATTGGATATTAAGCAACTGGGAATCTATAAAATCCTATACACTTTCAGCTTGGAATTTAGTGAAGAAATACGTGATCGATCCAGTAACTGAAGCTTACAATTCAGCGAAACAAAAATTTACTGATTTATATAATTCAGCTAGAGAAAAATTCGATTCTGTAAAGAGTGCAGCTCAAGAAAAATTTGAAGCAGCTAAACGTTTTATTATTGATCCAATTAAAGATGCAGTTGACAGTGTAGAAAAATTTATTGGGAAGATCAAGAGCTTCTTTAGTGACTTGAAGTTAAAAATTCCTAAACCTGAAATGCCACCTCTTCCACACTTTAGCTTGCAAACTAGTACGAAAAATATTTTAGGGAAGGATATTACATTCCCTTCTGGACTCAATATAGATTGGCGCGCAAAAGGTGGTATCTTCACTAAACCGACTATCTTTGGAATGAATGGTGGCAATCTACAAGGTGCAGGAGAAGCCGGCAAAGAAGCGGTTTTACCATTGAATAAAAAGACACTCGGAGATATTGGCGCAGGAATCGTAGCAGCCATGCCAAGACAACAATTTGCTATATCAGGAGAAATAAATCAATTAATGGACGATATGAGCCGTATGATGGCCAGTTCCGCAAGCCAATTAGCAGGATTAAAGACCGTCATGAGTGGTGTGTATGGGAATATGTCAAACAGCAGACAAGCTATGACAAACAGTGTATCAAATCAAGTCATTAATAACTCTTTTGGTTCATCAGGTGGTGGAGTTATTCCAATGCTTGGTGGAGATTTAGTTATTGAAGTGCCTGTTAATTTAGAAGGAAGAGACGTGGCACGCGGTACTTATCGCTATACAACCGAGTATCAAGAAAGAGAAGCAAAAAGAAACTCAGACTTTTAGGTTTGGGTTTCTTTTATTTTATAAAGAAATAGGGTGACAGTATGAGTTCTTTTTCATTTAACAACATACGCAAAGATTTTGTTCAAATAGAAAAGGGATGGAAAAGACCAGCGTGGGCACCAGTGAAAAGGAATTTTCTAAGTGTCCCAGGATATACAGGAGCAAGACTATTAAACACCCAAACGGAAATGCGTGTTTTATCTATTCCTGTAGGAATTATAGTTCCTGAGGGTTCAGATTTGGAAACTATGAAAGAAGAAATTGCAGAATGGTTAATCACAGGCCAACCAGCAGAACTTATTTTTGATGTAGAACCAAATAGAACATATTTAGCAGTTGTGGAAGATAGCTTTGATCCAGATGAATTTGTAACACTTGGAATAGGAACAATTAAGTTCATTTGTCCAATGCCATATAAATTAGGACCTACTCGAACAGTAGATTTTCAAACAGGTGCAAGCGGGTTAATAGCAAATATTCAAAACAAAGGTAGTGTAGAATCTAATCCAATTATAGAAGTTGAAGTAACAAAGCCTTCCACATTTCTTGATGTATGGAATGGAACGAATTATTTTCGCATTGGATATCCATTGAAAGCAGACCAGGTTCCAGTTGAAAGGAATCAACGTGTGTTATGGGACGAGATGGGAACAACCATAGGATGGACGGATGTACCTAAAACTGAGGACATGACTGGTGGAGGAAAGTTTAAATCAGATGGATACCGTTTTATAGCCGAGTATTTAGGTGAACCTACAGTAAAAGGATGGCATGGTTGCATAGCCAAAAAGAATATCCCGCAAGGACCATTACAGGATTTTATCATGCAAGCTTATGTACACATTAATAGTTATCATTGGGATCAAATGGGTCGTGTGGAAATCGGTCTTCTTGATGAAAATAGCGATTATGTAGCCCGTATATCAATGAGTGATGTCCAATGGGAGGCAGAGCAAAACAGTGGATTTGCCAGTGTGGGTAACAGTAAGAAACCTGGTGGGCAAGTTTTAATTAATGAACATGGAGATCATCCAGATACTTGGTCTAATTTTAGAGGGCGATTATGGCTCGCCAGGACCGGTAATAGATGGGAAGCATATATTTCTAAGTTTATATTAGGCACTGAAATCGATGATGCTGAAAGGTTCGTTGTTTGGTTTGATGAAAATAACGTGAATATGAATCAAGTCACTCAAGTACAAATCAGCATTTCTCAGTTCTCTAACAACATGTTTTGTTCCCAAATGTCTATTGACGATTTGAAAATTTGGAAGGTTAACATGAATACACAAAATAATCCTCCTTATATCTTTGATGTTGGTGACAAAGTAGTTATTGATACTGAGCGAAGTCTTGTAACGATAAATGGTAAAAGTGCTATTAATCTAAAAGATATATTTAGTGATTATCCTGTTATTCATAAGGGTTCGAATAAACTAGAAATCATGCCTTCAACTGTTGGAACAGCCAAAGTAACATATAGGGAGCGATTTAGATGAGGACACCAAGCGGAATCTTACATGTTGTTGATTTTAAAACGAGTCAAATTGTTTCCAATATACAACCAAAAGATTATTGGGACGATAAACGACATTGGGAAATAAAAAGCAACATTGATACATTAGAGTTTAAAGTATTTGATAATACAGATCACGCAGCGACACTCATGCAGCAAAATCTAGTTTTAAAAGAGGTAAGAGATGGTCGTATTGTTCCGTATGTTATTACTGAAATTGAAAAAAATTCAGATGATAGATCAGTTACTGTTTATGCATCTGGTGAGTGGATTCAACTTACTAAAGCCGGAATTATAGAACCTCAGAAAATAGAGGGATTCACCGTAAACAAGTTTATAGAAATGGCACTTCTAGGTACGAATTGGAATCTTGGAAAAACAGAATACGCTGGCTTCCACACTATGACGATTGATGAATTTATAGACCCACTGAAATTTTTAAAAGACATTGCTTCCTTATTCGATTTAGAAATTCAATATCGTGCGGAAGTTGTAGGGTCTCAAATTGTTGGTCGTTATGTAGATATGGTGAAAAAACGAGGACATGATACAGGTAAAGAAGTAACTCTTGGTAAAGATTTGATGGGTATCAAACGAATTGAGAATTCCCAAAACATCTGTACAGCCCTATTAGGGTTCGTAAAAAAAGAAGGTGGAGACTTTATAACCATCTCGAGTATTAATAATGAGGTTCCTTATCTTGTAGACAATGATGCATTTCAGCGATGGAATGAACGAGGACAACATAAATTCGGATTCTATACACCGGAGACAGAGCAAGATATAACACCACAACGTTTAATGACTCTTATGAAAACAGAGATAAAGAAACGCGTTAATTCATCTGTTTCTTATGAAGTAAATGCACAAAGTGTCGGTCGTGTATTTGGACTAGCTCATGAGCTGATTAATGAAGGGGATATAATCCGAATAAAAGATACAGGATTTACACCGAAACTTTATTTAGAAGCACGGGCAATCGCTGGTGATGAATCATTTACAGACCCTTCACAAGATAAATATGTATTTGGTGATTATCGTGAAATTACTGATCCGAATGAAGAAATGCGGAAATTATACAATAGAGTACTTGCTTCTTTAGGTAATAAAGCCAATAAAGAACTATTAGAACAACTAGAAAAGTTAGCAGAAGAAGCGAAGGGTACAGCCGAACAAGCTCAAAAAGAAAGTAAAGTAGCAAAGGATATAGCAGAAAAGACTAAAGATTATATGGATCAAAACCTTGTAGATATTATAGAGGGAGCTAATCCACCTACTACTGGCCTTAAACCTAATAAAACGTTATGGCGTGATATTAGTAATGGTAAGCCTGGTGTTTTGAAAATATGGACAGGTACAGCGTGGGAACCTGTTGTCCCTGATACAGGACCATTACAGCAAAGTATTAAAGATGTTAAGAAAGATATTGAAACAGCTAAAACGGAGTTAAATCAAAAGGTTCAAGAAGCACAAAATCAAGCGACAGGACAATTCAACGAAGTAAAGGAAAGCTTACAAGGTGTGAGCCGTACGATTTCCAGTATTGAGAACAAACAAGGTGAAATTGATAAAAAAGTAACCCAGGTTGAACAGGATTCTAATGGATTTAAAACTTCTATTGAATCGTTAACTAAGAAAGATACTGAAATCAGTAATAAATTAAATACAGTAGAGCAAACTGTGGAAGGCACAAAAAAGACAATTTCCGATGTGCAGCAAACAACAAATGAGCTTAAGAAAACAACAACTGACATTAAAGAAGAAGCTGGGAAAATCTCAATAAAGTTAGAACAGGTTGAGGCTCGTACTGTAGGAGGTGAAAACTGGCTAATCAATACAGGCCCAAACGAAAGACCTCAAACAATCGGGATGATCGGTGGCGCGTTATTGAATAAAGTTACATCATTTGTTCAGCCTGACGAATACGTGGCGATCGAATGTCAAGATCATACAGACGCCTTTTATCAATTTCATCTAGATAACACTAAGATTGGAGACTTTGAAAAAGGGAAAGATATAACAATATCTTTAGACCTTCAAAATGATGTGCATTTAGATTTTATTTTATTTCAATACATCAACGGATTGTGGAGCGAATCTGTACAAAAGCCTGTGCCAGCTAAAGACTGGCGTCGGGAGTCATGGACGTTTAAAATCGACGATCGTGCTACTGGTTGGGGATTTAGGATTCGTTTTTCTAGAAATGAAGCATCTAAAGGGAAAAGGTTCCGTTTCAAAAAAGCTAAACTAGAAAAAGGTTCTGTTCCAACAGACTTCAGCAAGTCAACATATGAGATGAAGCAAAGTGTGGATGGTGTTACAACTACTATTACAGCTATCGAGAGCAAGGGCATAGTAGGGACAAATTTAGTTTACAATTCAAACTTTTTACAAAGAGATACAGGACTTCCTTTAGGATGGACTTACACGAATTCCTCTTTAACAAGCTACCAAGAACCTTGGGCAGATGAGTCACGTGCAGGAGTAATTCGAATTAATCGTACTACTTTAGCAGAAACAGACCCTAACAATATTGTAAGTGCTTATTCTTCACAATTCCCTGTTACATTGAATACAGAGTATACATTTAGTGTTTATATGAAAGTTCCAAATATAGCTACTTTAAAAGCAAAACTGGCTTTCATTATGGAGTATTACAATGCTTCTGGTACACGTGTACAATATCAAGATGTAACACTTACAGCAGGGGAAATTGCAGACCTTACAGCAAATAAATGGACTCGTATTGTAAGAACATTAAAGCCAACTACATCAGGCATTGTTAAAGGGGGAATGAGACTAGCATTATTCCATAATGGTGACATTTATTACAGAATGCCACAGGTCGAGTTGGGAGACCGTGTTACAGGGTGGAACTTATCTACAAGTGACTTCTCTACTCAACATGGACTTAATGATCTGACAGTTAAAACTAATACTATTAAGCAAACAGTGGATAGCAATCAACAGACGATTAATTCTTTAAGTCAAACACAAGGGCAACAAGGGGCTATTATTCAGCAAAACACAAGCGATATCACGCAGTTGAATAATCAAATTAAATCTAAAGTTTCTGAGACTCAAATGCAAAATTATGTAGGTGGATTAGGTTCTACTAATATGTTACTTAATACTGCATTTGAAAAGAGAGACATAGATAAGAACTCTGGCACAATTACCAGTCGTACTCCTAGCTTCGATAAGTGGATAGTTCCCGCTGGAGTAACTGTAGATGTTGCGAGACATCATGACGGCTACAACTCTGCAAAGATTGAGAAGACAGGACAAACCAATCCTGTTTATGCGGGAATTAATCAAATAATACCTGTGACGAGCAGGAGTGGTGTCTATGTTTACTCAGCGTGGTTTTATACAGACAATAAATCATTGTTTGAAGGGCAAGGCGGAGTCATAAAAATGCAACTGTGGAATGGTAACACAGCACTAGACTTCGTACAAACAGAGCTTGAGCCACTATTAGTCAATGGCTCTTGGGTATTCGCAAGCGTTAATTTAGGAATGCCAAACAAAGACGTAACTCATATTAGAGCAGAGATATGGGTACGTAAAAATGGTAGAATGTGGGTTTCTCAACCGATGCTACAACAAGGTTCAACTCCTTCTACATTCATGGAAAATCCTAAAGATATAGGAAACTATGATGTTCTAGTTGGTGAGATTGCTAAAAAAGTAGCTACTAGTGATTTCAACAATAAAGTCACTCAAATGGAGACTACAATCAATCAGCAATCCAACCGTATTGACCTAAAAGCAGAGAAAACGGATGTATACACCAAAACAGAAGCTAACGGTCAATTTGGAAGTAAGGCAATGGTGGAAAAGCACGAAAGTTCTATTACATTAATGTCTAATGAAATTAATTCAACAGTCAAAAAAGGCGATATTATTTCATCTATCAATCAAACAGCAGAGAAAATAACAATTAATGCTGCAAAACTGGATATTAATGCAGATACAATGGTCAAATGGTTAACAGCAAAAGGCATTGATACAAATCTTATTCGAATTAATGGTGATAAAATTACCATCGATAAAGACGGTGTAACTGTTAAAATGCTAGACTTCCTATTCCAAGATGAATGGGGAACAAAAACAACTGCGGTATCTAGAAGAAACCTAATAGCAGATCCCGACTTTTCTAGTGTTACAAAGAAAAACATTGGGAATGCAGATTATTATGGATTTGAAGGTGGATATGGTCTTACTTGGAAGTCGTGGGGCAATGTCGTAATAGAAAAGAATACACATATATTCGATTACGAGCAAATGGTGAATGCTGCAAGGGTAGATATGTATAACTATCCAGAAGCAATCGTGAATAATGGGATACATCCTGGAAATGAATACACATTATCTGCTCATTTTAGAGCAGCAATGATAAATGGGGTACGTAAAACAGGGAAGCCACGTTTACAAGTATGCTGCGTTACATTCCGAGACAATGTAAGTTACGATACATGGCATGAACAAAAAATGGATTTCCCTGAACCGTCTACCTATTATGGAGAAATCAGAAGATACTCTTTCACTTTCAAAGTGCCAACAAACTATATTCCGCAACAGCATGCATTAATTATTAAGGTTTGTTCTGGAAATGCTGACATGAGACAAGGGACAGCAGTTTGTGTATCAGGTGTAACGCTATACAGTGGTAAATATGCATCTATGTATAACTGGGATCGTGCGGCAGCAGAAAGGGCCGATGGTCTTCAACCGTTTAATAGAATTGCTATAGGCGGTGTAAATAACAACATAGGTCCATCTGATAACGGGCAGACCTTTGATATAAGTACAGAAAAGGATGTATTCATAAATCAACCTATTCTAACGCAGGGGATAAATTTAGGTCGTAATAGAATGGGCCAAGCTGGATCCGCTCGTTTCTTTGATGGTGGTCAAGGCTATGGGTTTTATTTTATGGGAATGGCAGGACAATGGTACAAGCTACCTAACGTTTAGGAGGAAAATATATGGATGATTACAAAGATTTACAAGGTTATCCCTTACAAGCAGGGCAAGGCGCTCCGTTTGCTGGTAGGTTAGTAGATTCAGAAAGAAATGAAAACGGAGTATTTGTGCGAGTTCCTTTTGATATGCTAAACAACGCCGGTTTATATGGTGCGAATAAAGTAGAGGTGTGGGGAGAAACGGATGGAACGATATATTTCCGTATTGCAACAAGATGCGAAATATGTAAACGTGGCGCGCGATTGTATGCACTGGATATGGGGTTTGCGAAAAAGAATATTTGCCAAGAATGTTATACATCACTTACAGGGAATTATCCATCTCAAGAACCGCCAACACCAACTAATGAAAATAACACACAAACAAAGCAGGAGCAGCAATAGCTGGTCTTTTTTTATTTTGTACAAAATACGGCTTTTATAACAAAAGAGGGACAAATAACTGTCTCTCTTTTTTATTTTGAAATGAGGTGGTCAAAGTGGAAGGGTTACAAGAAGTAAGAAGCGATGTTCAGGAAATAAAGCAAGATATTAAGGACATTCGTTTAGAGATTAAAAGTTTAGAAATGCGGACAACAGGTAACGAGAAAGACATTATCAATATCAACAAACAGCTAGATAAAATCAGCGCCAATACTACCTGGATTTTGCGACTTATAGTTGGCGGAATTGTTGGTGGTATTCTCACTTTCTTAATGAAAGGAGGTGGTATGTAATGTTTGAAATTACTGTAATGATTGGAATTGTAGTTGGTCTTTCACAAATTGGAAAAACAATTGGTTTAGAAACAAAATATGTTCCGTTATTAAATTTAACGCTTGGCATTGTGCTAGGCGTTTTATTTTTGGGCGGAGATATCAAAACAAATGTATTTCAAGGAATCATCATTGGACTGTCAGCAAGTGGATTATTTGACCATACAAAAATTATGAAAAAGGATGTTGATGCTAAATGAAAAACACAATGAAACATATTACCTCTTTACTTATGATTCTAGTAATTGCTAGTTCTTTTGCTACAAGTGCTTTTGCTGATAGAACACTTATTATTCCTGATTTACCGAAAAAACCATACCGTTATGGTGTAGGTGCTTACGAGGGCGTTGTAGCTCATTCGACCGCCACTCCGGAAGCACCTGCTATTAATATTCGAAACTATGAAGCTAGGACTTGGCGAAATGCATTCGTTCATTTTGCGGTAGATTGGAACGAAACGATTCAAATCGCAGATACGAAGTATATCGCTTATGGCGCGGGGCCAGCGGCAAATAAACGATTTGTCCACGTTGAGCTTTCTGAATCTAGTAATCCAGCAAAATTTAAATCTTCGTATGAGCGTTATGTTAAGTTACTAGCGAAAATCCTGAAAGACAACGGATTAACAGTCGAACAAGGCTTATGGACTCACGAAGATGTAACACGTAAATTAGGTGGTACTGATCACGAAGACCCACGTGCATACTTAGCTTCATACGGTATCTCTATCGCTCAGTTCCGTGCTGATGTAAAGAAAGCGTACGAAAACGGTCAAGTATCCGTTGTAGTACCGGAAAAACCTACTAAGCCAGAGGTCGAGAAACCTACCGTTACTGTAACGCCTTCTAACGGTGTAGCATACATCGATGGCACTAACGTTAATTTAAGAAAAGGTCCTGGTACTAATTACAGTGTGATTCGTAAATTAAAACAAGGCGAAGCGTACAAAGTATTCGCTGAGTCTAACGGACCTAACGGTAATTGGTTAAACTTAGGTGGCGAGCAATGGGTTAAATATGATTCGTCCTATATTCATTATAATAAAGGTAATGTATCGGTAAATAATAGCGTATTAGGTAAACGTGTCGTATCGAAAGTAAACGATTTAAACTTTTATACGAAAGCTACATGGAATAGATCATACCTAGCAGGCACTGTTGACGCAGGACTCGGCTTTACTATCGATGCTAAAGTTGATGCAAATGGCTATCCGCAGTATAAGGCACACAATTCGAAAGGGCATACGTACTATATTACGGCTAGTCCAACGTATGTGGATGTGAAGTAACATGTGCGCTTATTGAACGTAGAAAAGACCGCCTATTACAGGCGGTCGAATTTTTTTATTTTTTTACTACTCCACTAGCGACGCCAGATAAGGTCATAGCATCCCCGATTGTATTTACGTTTGTTTCTGGGGTTCCATAGAATGCATCTAAAGCCCCGATAAACCAATCAGCACCAACTGTAACTGTGTAGCCATTAGACTTCCAGTTACTAATTAGTTGGTTTATTAATGTTCGTTTCTCTGCTTCGGATAACTTTAGCCACACTTCACCCTTACTGTTTGCATCAACAGTTGTAGTCTGAACTTCATTTTGTTTAGATTGCTGTACTTCTTGTTGCTTTTGTTGTTCGCGTTCTTTTTCTCGTTTAGCTAGTTCTTGTTGTTCGCGTTCTTTTTCTTGTTTAGCTAGTTCTTGTTGTTCGCGTTCTTTTTCTCTTTTAACTAGTTCTTGCTGAGCTTCTTGGTCAGAAAAGCCGTTTTTAATAGATATTCTGTTTTTTGTGTGGACTTCAATTGTATAACTTTCATAAGTTACTTCACGAATTTTTACTAAATTATTTCCGTTATATTGTTTTTCTAATTCATGCCCCCATCCAAGTTTATCGGTAAGGTGTTTATTCTTAGAAATATCATTCTTACTTATAACATCAATAATTATTCGTACAAAATATTCTGCGTTTTTAATTGTAGTTGATGGGTAAAGAGTCGTTTGTATTTTACCGTCTTCAATTTCCTCAGTACTTGTAGTTATATAATCGTTGTGTCCTGATGTTTTGGAATTGTAAACTAGTACAGTTGCCGTTGTAAAATCGGGAATATTAGTAGATAAGGATAGATTTAGTTTATTTGCTTCACTATCATAATCTAACTTATCTAGTTGTGCATATAATGTTTCTCTTTTGGTTTCAGATTTAGTGTCTTGAGCGTTATTTGATGTCTCTATATTCGATGTTGATTTATCATCAAATATAACAGCATATATACGACTGAGAGCTAAACAAAAAATTATAGCTATAAAGACAACTAGTATAACAGTTCTAGTTTTAAACAAAACTTCAACTCCTTTTTTAAATTTGAATATATAATTAATAAATATAATAATATAACGTTTTAGGGTCGAAGTAAATATTTCCAT